ATCCTTTGAACCAGACTATTCCATAACGATTACCTGGTTGATACGTAAAACCATTATCGTTAGTATCTTTAATAGAATAAGCATACGAAGGAACGACAGGAACATTTTTTTTATGGCTAATAATAGCAATCATTTTAAATAATTATTTCTTTTATATAATAGAAAATATTATTTTAATTTTAATATTATATATATACTTTAGAAAAATATTCTTTAAAATAGTGTTATTTTTTCTACACGATCTTTTAATTCATCAATTTGTTTTTGTTGAAGATTAAATATATTATAATTAATTACAATTTCAAATTCTAAATTTTTAAACACATAAAATAAATAATGATAATTAAATTTAATTATCTAAATAATTATATATACTATGTCGTATACATTAGATAATACTTTTGGAACAGGTGGAATTGTTACTACAGACATTTCTGTTTTTAATTCTGAGGGTAATTCATTATTAATTGATAGTAATAACAATATTTTACTTGGAGGCACTGCTAATGATAATTTTGCTATAGCAAGGTATACATCTGCCGGTGTTTTAGATACTACTTTTGGAACAAGTGGATATGTTATTACAAACATTTCTAATAATGATGAGGGTAATTCATTACAAATTGATGGTAATAACAATATTTTACTTGGAGGCACTGCTAATGATAATTTTGCTATAGCAAGGTATACATCTGCCGGTGTTTTAGATACTACTTTTGGAACAAGTGGATATGTTATTACAGACATTTCTAATAATGATGAGGGTAATTCATTACAAATTTATGGTAATAACAATATTTTACTTGGAGGCACTGCTAATCGCGATGCTGATGGCGATTTTGCTATAGCAAGGTATACATCTGCCGGTGTTTTAGATACTACTTTTGGAACAAGTGGATATGTTATTACAGACATTTCTAATAATGATCAGGGTAAGTCATTACAAATTGATGGTAATAACAATATTTTACTTGGAGGTTTTGCGCATGATAATTTTTCTACTGGCGATTTTGCTATAGCAAGGTATACATCTGCCGGTGTTTTAGATAATAGTTTTGGACCAAATTTAAATGGAATTGTTATTATAGACATAACTGGGTATTCTGAGGGTAATTCATTATTAATTGATAGTAATAACAATATTTTAATTGGAGGCACTGCGAATGATAATTTTGCTATAGCAAGGTATACATCTGCCGGTGTTTTAGATAATAGTTTTGGACCAAATTTAAATGGAATTGTTATTATAAACATTTCTGGGTCTTCGGGTTATTCATTACAATTTGATAATAATGGAAAAATTTTACTTGGAGGCAGTAATTATGATGGTAATAAGAATAATTTTATTGTAGCGAGATATACATCTGATGGTATTTTAGATACTACTTTTGACCCAAATGGAAATGGATATATTATTACAGACATTCCTGGGTCTGATCAATCAGTAGCATATTCTTTAAAAGTTGATGATAGTAATAATATTTTACTAGGAGGGTATTTTACTAATGGTCAAGGTGAAGATAAATTTGCAATAGCAAGATATTCTATTGGACAAGTAATTCCTATTTGTTTTGTTGGTAATACACCAATTTTAACTGACCAGGGTCTTATAAATATTAATTTAATTGATACTAAAAAACACACTATTGATAATAAAAAAATTGTAAAAGTAACAAAAACACATACTAATGAAAAATATCTTGTCGAAATTAAAAAAGATGCTCTTGCTTTAAATGTTCCATCAAAAGATACAATTTTATCTATGGAACACAAAGTTTTATATAAAGAAAATATGATTGAATCAAAAAATTTAGTAAACAAAGTTAATAATGTTAATTTTATTAAATATGATAACCAGCCATTATATAATATATTACTCAATTCTTATTATCATGTTAATGTTAATAATATGATTGCTGAAACATTATATCCAATTACTAAAAATTATAAAGTTGTTAATCCAATAAAACATAAATTTTTACTACATAAACAACCAATAATATTATTAGAAAAAAAATGTATATTAATTAATAATTTTAATATTATATATCTACTTTTTAGATTTCTTATTTTTAATTTTAATATTATATATCTACTTAAAGTAAAAATATACTTTAAGTAGATATATAATATATCTACTCTTTAGAAAAATATTCTTTAAAATAGTGTTATTTTTTCTATTTTTTCTAATTTTTCTACACGATCTTTTAATTCATCAATTTGTTTTTGTTGAAGATTAAATATATTATAATTTGCTTCAATAAAATCTTTCATAAAGTTCGGATCATAGCTAATATATTCTTTTCTTTTAAATTGACACATATTACGATATTTATTTAATATATCCTGTTCTGCATTAGTAGGTAGATAACCTATTTTGATACCACTTCCTATAGAATGTACATTATTATAGCTATATTTATTTTCGATTTCTTTGGAGAGTTTTATTTCTTCTATAGGTTTTTTATTATTTTTTAACCAATCATATAATACACCAATATAATACACCAATATTATGGTCTATTTCTGTTAGTTTATTTTCTTTTTCTTCTTCTTTTTTTGCTTCCAGAAGTTCATTATTTTAATTTTCATATTTTCCATATCAGTTAAACAATTCTCCAATTGCTTGTCAATATCATTAGTCATTTTTATTTATTATCTATTATTATTTTTTATAAAAATTTCAATTTTAATATTTTTATTTATATATATGAATAAAACTAAAAAAAATACAGCATCTACAATTATACAATCTAATGCTCGTAGAAGATCAGCCACTAGAAAAACAAATAAGTGTCCTATATGTTTGGATATATTGAGTGATGATCAAGAAATATTAAAACCATGTAACCATATATTTCATCCTAAATGCATAGACCAATGGACACTACGTTCTTTAGAGCAAACAGGAGTAGCAAAATGTCCATTATGTAGAACACAAATTGAACTTACAGATAATATAAAAAAAAAACGTTTAATAATGAAAATAAATCATAATTTTATTGAAAAACAATATGAAATGTCGCAAAAAAATTTACAAAAATTCTCAAATAAAACATTAAAAAAATATAAAAAATTTACACATTCTCAATATGCAAAACAATTAATATATGAAATTGCAAGTAACTATTATAATATTATTTTATTAGCATTTACTGATATAAATAAAATATCATTAGAAGATTTAAAAGAAGCTATATTTTTTGTTGGCGTGCGACAACAATCGTTTAAAAAAACTAATTTATACAAAATATATACTTTATATATAAATAATGCTTTAGAAAATTTCTCAGGACGTATAATAGATAATAGTAGTAAACAATATATTAAAAACCAATTATATCTTATTATCTCGAAAATATATAAAGATCACGATACACTATCGGTTAGTTCACCAAATACTTCATCTAGTAGATCGTCAAGTCGATCACCTGTTAGATCACCAAATACTTCATCTAGTAGATCGTCTAGTCGATCACCTATTAGATTATCAAGTAGATCGTCAAGTCGATCACCTGTTAGATCACCTGTTAGATCATCCAGTAGATCACCTTTATGATCAAAAAATAGAAATTTTATATACTTGTAAAAATAAAAAATAGAAATAAATTAATTATGGACAGTTAGATGGTCGTATAAAATCTAATATACAACCAATATAATATCCATGAACATGTAAATGTGCACATTTTAAATTAAATTTTATTTGCAAAGGTATCCAGACATTGTAATCAATTTCTTTATGGGATAAACCATTTAATTTAATTGAACAACCAGGTTCAATCCAACATTTATTATCTTTACAAATTACACTTTTATGAGGTGTTACTGTGCATTTTATGCCACAAGTTGATAATGTCGATAATACATCATTACAATCCATATTTTTAGATGATATAGTTAAATCTGATGTTGTACCATCATATATCGGAAGCGGAGCCATTAAATTATCATATAATTAATATTTAACTAATTTCAACTATTATATAAATAAAAGTTGAAATTAAAAAATTATTTATTAAATCCGACGTGTTAATCAAATCATTAATATTTAATTTTGTGGAATTTTTGGAAGTAATTTAATATCATTATTCATTTTTCAAGTAATGGCATAATTACCTTCTCGGCTAAATCATTTATTTCTTTACTATCTATCCAATATAAGTTGGATTCATTTTAGTTCTTGTTAACGTAATCAGTAATGAGCTAAATTTACCGAGATGGGTCGTGCTGATCAGTTGATAAGGTTGTGACTTGTTTTGGATTTTAAAGGAGTCTTCCTTTACTTTATATAGTCGTCACAAATCTCCAATCCAATTCTTTACAAATTTTTTTCCAAATTTCATCTTGTTCTACTCTTTTCTCTCTATCTTTCAACATTGGAAAATAAGGTAAAAATTGTCTTTGATCTAATAATTCACACAGTTTATAGATTGTATAATAATAATTCAAAAAATTTACACGATCCTCCGGACAATATCTTGCATATGGCGCTTGAATATCAATAAACAAATTACATAATGTTTCCTCTAATTCTGGTGACATAATTGGTGGTTTAATACCTAATTTATCTTTAATAAATGGTATATGTTCATAATATTTATTATATCTTAATTTTTTAAGTACATCTTTGGTCTCTTTATTTGTCATTGTTCTAATATCTAGTCTTTCTTTTTTAATTTGTTGTTGAATATTTTCAATAATTTCATCAGGAATTAGAGTAGTTTCTTTAGCCTGAAATTGAGCAAGAATTTCACGAAAATGATTAATTCTCTTATATGCATAGAAACATACCTCTTTAGGTGGTTCTTTATATGTTGGTTTATCATTTTCAATTAAAAATTTACTATTTTTGAAACATTTATTGCAAACTAATAATCCTTCATGATCAATTGGAATTAATTCGCCTTCATTACAATATTTACAAGTATCTACGATATCAATATAATTATTAATATCTAAATGAGTACTATCTATATTTGAAAAGTATTTTTCTACATTAGTAATACATTTTTCTGCAGGACTAGTTTCTGTATTATCTTTTATATTAAAAAAATTATCAAGTAATTTTCTATGATTATTTCCTGCAGATATATTTTTTTTTTATTCAAAATATCCAAATATTAATTCAGAATTATTTAATAAATATTTTTTTTTGTCTTTTTTTAATTCATTTATTTTAGCATCTATTTCTTTAATTTTATCTTTTAATTCTAATTTATCCTCAAAACTACTATCTTCAGAGTTAAAATTAATATATAAAATCTTTCTTTCACTAATTAATTCAGGTAAAATTTTATTTTTATTCTCTTGAAATTCTTTTAAAAATTCTTCATGTTTACAGTCTAGAGACTCATTTTTTTGTTTAGCTGTAATTTTTTTTACATTTTTTGGCTTAAAATTTGTCATATTAATTATATAGTTTTAGTATTTAATTTGTAATACTAAGAATTGTAATAATAATATTTTTATTCATTTACTTTAGGACTTTTATAATTATAAGATAAATTAATGTATATATTTTCTAGATTATTTATTAATGAATGTTCAAATTAAAATTCCTGATAAACTTGAAATAGATAACTTTATGTTGCAAAAAATGTCATTCATTTACAATGCATTAGAAAATGGATGGCATATCAAAAAATCAGAAGATAAATATATATTTACAAAAAATCATGAAAAAAAGAAAGAAGTTTATTTAGACAGTTATTTAAGAACATTTTTAGAAGTTAATATGAATATTAGTAAGATTAAATCAGTAAAATAGAAATTTATACTTTATCTTTAATTTAATTAAGTTTAATTAAATTAAAATCCGTGAAATTTTTTTCTTTAGCAATATTATAAATATGGGAGGAGGTTTAATGCAGCTCGTTGCCTATGGCGCACAAGATGTCTATCTTACCGGTAATCCTCAGATTACCTTCTGGAAAGTAACCTACCGTCGTTACACAAATTTCGCGATGGAATCTATTGAGCAAACATTCAATGGACAGGCTGATTTCGGTCGCCGTGTTACATGCACCATTAGCCGCAATGGTGATTTAGCATACCGCACATACTTACAGGTTACACTTCCTGAGATCAATCAGCAGATGTACCAGGGATCGCTGGTGTCAGGCGGCAATGGTGTCTATGCTCGCTGGTTAGATTTCCCTGGAGAGCAGATGATCTCCATGGTTGAGGTAGAGATTGGTGGTCAGCGCATCGATCGCCAATACGGTGACTGGATGCACATCTGGAACCAGCTTACACTCACTGCTGAGCAGCAGCGTGGTTACAACAAGATGGTTGGTAACACCACCCAGCTTACATTCATCACCGATCCATCGTTCGCCAATGTTGATGGTCCCTGTGCTTCGTCGGCGCCTGCCCAGGTTTGCGCTCCCCGTAATGCGCTCCCTGAGACTACCCTCTATGTTCCTCTTCAGTTCTGGTACTGCCGTAACCCCGGTCTTGCTCTTCCCTTAATTGCTCTTCAGTACCACGAGATTAAGATCAATCTTGATCTTCGCCCTATCGATGAGTGCCTCTGGGCTGTTACTAACATGACCCAGAACTGTGGTAATGCTAGTCCTGTCAAAGTCAATACTGCTTACCAGCAGTCGCTTGTTGCTGCATCTCTCTACGTTGACTACGTCTTCTTAGACACTGATGAGCGCCGACGCATGGCTCAGAACCCCCACGAGTACCTCATTGAGCAGCTCCAGTTCACTGGCGATGAGTCGGTTGGTTCTTCGTCCAATAAAATCAAGCTTAATTTCAATCACCCTTGCAAGGAACTTATCTTTGTTGTCCAGCCCGACGCCAATGTTGATTATTGTGCGTCGCTTATATGCAACACCGTTCTCTTCGATGTTCTTGGTGCGCAGCCATTCAATTACACCGACGCGGTTGACTCTCTTCCCAATGCGGTCCATGCCTTTGGTGGTCCAAGTTCGACTTCGGGAGCCGACCAGTTCATCGATGGTTCTGGTCTCTTCCAGGATGCCGGTGCGGATGATGTTGACGGTACTGGCTGGTCTTACTCCGCACCCAACATCAACGGTGGTCTCGGTGGATCCAATGTCTCCGATGCGGGAACCTTTGTCCTATACGAGACATCGCTTGACATGCACTGCTGGGGTGAGAACCCTGTTGTCACTGCTAAGCTCCAGCTTAACGGACAGGATCGCTTCTCTGAGCGTGAGGGCACTTACTTTGACCTCGTCCAGCCCTACCAGCACCACACCCGCTCCCCCGACACTGGTATCAATGTTTACTCGTTCGCCCTTCGCCCCGAGGAACACCAGCCATCGGGCACATGCAATTTCTCGCGAATTGATAATGCGACCCTCCAGCTTGTCCTCTCGAATGCGACCGTTGGTGGTACCGCGACTGCCAAGGTTCGTGTATACGCCACTAATTACAATGTACTCCGCATTATGTCGGGTATGGGTGGTTTAGCGTACTCGAATTAAATTTCTTAATTCGAAATAAAAAAAATAAAAAAATTAAAAAAATTAAAAAAATTAAAAAAATTAAAAAAATTAAAAAAATTAAAAAAATTAAAAAAATTAAAAAAATTATTTTCATATAGTAAAATATATGAAAATAATTAATAATTTACCATTTAATTTTAAATATATTATTATAAAAACATTAAATAATATATCTAATCAATTAGTATTATGGATTTAAATATAGAAAATTATTCAATTAGTGAACTATTAAATATATTTAATATTGAAGAAAAAAATAGCGATAATGAAACATTACAAAAACATTTATCAAAATCAATATCTATTATTACAAATCAAGACAATAATTCGCTTCCTGAAAATAAAAATGAATTAATTGAATTTTATACAAAATCAATGTTTAAAATTTTAAATAATAAAACAATTATTAATAATAATTTAAAAAAAGAAACAAAAAAAGAAATAATTGAAAAACCATCAGAAATATTATCTAATGAACCATATATTAATACGTTAATAGATGATAATAACGAAATATTAAATAGAAATTTACTACCTGGAGGAGTTAAACAGCCTATACCGGGGATTTATTCATTTAATACAAACCAAAATAAATTTGTAGAAGGAATAGTTAATCCTATAGAGAGAGAAACAATTACATCATTATTAACAATTAATAGTAAATTTAGAGATAATTATAGTAAAAGTACTACAGATTTTAGTGTAGAACTAAATGATCCATATAATAATGTTGTATCAATTAAATTAGCTTCTATGGAATTAATAAATTCATACTATACTGTCTCAGAATATTTAAGAACTAATAGATTTAATGTTGAATTCTTTCAATACGATCAAATAACAAATGAGATATCTGTTAATAATAGATTTACACAAGATTTTATTATTCCAGATGGTAATTATAGTGTAATTTCTATGATTGATACACTTAATAATGATGTATTTTTAAATGATGATCCATATAGTCCATCTATACCATACTATCATTTAATTCAATCAACATATGATGATATCAAAGGAAAAATCAATTTTTCTCTATCTGATACATCAGGAAATCCACCAGCATCTGGATTTAATTGGGGTTTTAATTTAAATTTTGCCGATAACATGGTTCCAAATAGACCGTCATTTTTGAATTTTGGTTGGTTATTAGGATATAGAGATTTATATTATTCATTTTTTAAAAAACATTTACCTAATCCTACACCATGTGATCAAGATTATTATGATTATAGTTATAAATCACCATGTGTAAATGGATATTTACCATATTATCAAAATAAACCGAACAATATTTTAAATATTGGATTTAACCCACAAGCAGTAACTAATTTAATTGGTTCACATTATTTTTTATTAGAGGTAGATGATTTTAATAAAAATCAAAGTGAAGTATTTCGATCAAATACTGAATTAAAACAGAATAGTAAATCTACCTTTAATTATAGTGTATTTAATGTATTAGCAAGAATACCAAATAGTTCAGATCATTTTAGTGTAATTTTTGAAGACTCATCAGATAGAGTATTTAAAAATAGAAGATATTTTGGACCAGTTCGTTTATCAAAATTTAAAATTCGATTATTAGATGAAAATGGTGTTGTTGTAAATTTAAACGATAATGATATAATTATTAATCTTGAGATAGAAACACTAAATACTCCATACAAAAATCAAACATATAGAAGATAGAATATACTTATTGATTAAATTTTTCTTGACAAATATTAAAAATTATTTTTAATATAGTATTTAATACTTTATTATGAACAATATATTTATTATAAAAAACCGTATTATTATTCATAATTATCTCTCTATTATTTATTGTATTATCCCATTTTACTGGTTCAATTATATAATTTGTATTACAATTTAACATATAAGTATTTTTATCTTTAAAATTACTTATACATGTATTTTTTAATACTGGTACTGATTTTAATCCAAAACAGTTTGCAAAAAGATTTATATCAATATTATCAAATAAAACAAATTCCGACTCTCCTATAATTCTTAATTTTTCTTCAGCAGATGAAATATTAATTATATTTTTTTGATGTAATGATGTTTGTCGTTTAGATAATTCATATTCTATAATTTTATTTTTATATATTTCAATACAAAATCTTGATTTTTCTATATTTTTTTCTGAATATTCTTCTAGTAATTTTGGATAATCACTATAATAAAAACCAAAGTGTGATGGTATATTTATTTTGTTTATTGCAATATCTAACGTATCGTCGTAATTACATAAGAAAAATCCAGAATATTTTCTTACATTATTGTTTAACCAATAATATGATGGTTTATCAGTTATAATAAAATTTGTAAATGAAAAATAATCAATTGCTGCTTCTATTTTACCAAAATAATCATTTTCTTCAGTTATCATATCTATTAATTCATATAATCCAGGTGGATCATCTGTTCTATCCCAAATTCCTATTCCTTCTCGTTTTGGCATAACAAATTCAATCTTACTACTAGCATATTTTAGATTAATTAATAGCATATAAATAATATTATAATTTGCCATTCTACTATACATTTCTTTATTAACAGCAACAATGTGATTATCTATTTGACTCGATCGTATATTTAAACAACCAATTTTTACTAAACTGGTATCTTCTTCTTCAGCAATTATTTCATTATTGGATAAATCATTATTGGATAAATCATTATTGGATAAATCATTATTGGATAAATCATTATTGGATAAATCATTATTGGATAAATCATTATTGGATAAATCATTATTGGATAAA